CAACAGTGTGGACTGAACCGCTAAGGAGCTGTTATAACAAACGGGTTCCGTTTGGTACACTTAATTTTCAAAATATCACAGACTATGGTTATGATATCAGAGACAATTATATCTTAATGAATACTATAGTAGCACCCTCATGCATTACATTAATAGCGGGCCTAGCAGGGTCTTTAATAGCAGGGACTCCTTACGGTTCTATTTATAATATCAGTCCAGGCGTTAAGAAAAGGAATGTGCGTAGGGTGATGCAGGCTCTGAATTATAATGATCTATGGGCACTAGGTGTATTATCTAGGTTCCAAGGTTATAATGTGAACTACCAGCACCCAACTCGGAATGGTAGACATACAATATATGCAGCTAATGATGTCAGTGTTGCCATGCCCCCGGTCACACCTAAGGATTTAGAAGAACCTAAATCATATACACTAGAGAGTATTGTCGCACGCGATTACACCTTTGGAACAAGTACAGAATTTTGTCTGCGCACTAAAACGACAGTGTACTGGTCGCGGGATATTCCGTCAGCACAACTTGAACCTAACTGGAATGCACCTAGCGGAGGACATGTGTTAGCGTTACAGTCAGGGATAACCGAAATCAGAGTAGCAACAGATGCAGGACAACAGTATACTGTAGCTCTAGCCGCTGTATATGATTTTGAGACAGCGGATTTTCGCGTGGAACACTTGCACGCAGGCGTACCGTTGCCCACAACCCAAGGAGTATTACCATTAATCGAATCACAAGAAGACAAACCGCCGGACCCACCAGAGGTGCGACCTGTGGAAGCGGAGGCAGGACCTCAAGTCTAAAATTGTTAAATAGTAAACGTATGGCTGTGCCTATGTATTGTCTATCCAATGGCGATGTTTTAAATGAGACTAGTTTCAGTGAAGCTAACTTTCTACTATATGACATATTAAATGGAGTTAATCTTAATGGTATCGTACATATGCATATTCGAGGCAGGGCCGTTCCAGTTTTGGCTCACTACCTGTCAGATCATGACTTTACTGTACTTTACATACACAATTCTTTACCTTTGAAACACATGCCAAAGAGCGTGTTGCTCCGGTTGTCTCGACTACAATATGGCCCAGATCTTTTTCCTTATGGCCTTATAGACGATGTTGATGTATTAAGGCATGCTTTCTTTATCACTCGAAGCAGTATCAAACAGTATAAAGGTTCTCTGGAGAACTACCCTACGATACACTCATGGATTGTCGGTACTAGTGAACCTCCTATCACTAAAATTTCTTCTTTACATTTACGGCACTTGACTATCAAAGAGCTTAGAAAACTTGGGGTCAGCTGGTTTGATCATAGAGCTAGGTTTATGTACCCGTGTTTAGAGCATTTGGCCTCACTAGGAATGCATGAATCGATGTTCATAGGACTCATAGTTTGGGCAAAGTCGCTTCCTGACACCGCTTGGCAGTACATATCTTGCTCTGGTATCTGGCAGTGGAAATTCGATAGTCTTGATGACTTTATTAAAAAAATAAAAAATAAGTTTACACTACGACTCAAGGCGCTGCAGAACTTGGTCCCACTAGATCTTAAACCTTTCTTTGAAATGGAAGTCTTAGCTAATCGAGGTTTAGGCAGTGTTGATTGGCATAATGAGAAAGAAAACCGGACACGACCTAATCTAGCTACCTTTGATGCCGAAGCCATTTTCCAAGAAGCTGGTAGTTTGTTTACACGGATTAAGAATTTGGGTGGGCAAGTAGACAACCTCAAATGGTCGTCATATATCAATAAGCGATGGCAATGGGCACCGACTGGCGCTTACCATTCTCAATACGAAGAGGATCTTAAGTATGTGGCCAAAGACAGTCTAAATAGACATAAGTTTTTTAGTCTTAACGCAATGCCCAAACCAAAGTTAGATGATTTGTTATCACGACCACCAGAGATAAGAGCTTGGCCTTCTGTTAAGTGCGAGTGGACTAAGATGCGGGCCATCTACGGTGTAGACGCGACGAATTTTATACTCACTGGGTTTGTATTTGGTGACTGTGAGCGCGTATTGTCACAACTATTTCCTATAGGGCCTGGTGCTGAAGAAAATAACGTCAAAAATACCGTACGTGAGATAATGCGTAATGGTGTGCCTTATTGCTTTGACTTCGAAGACTTTAATTCCCAACACTCAGTGACAAGTATGCGGGAAGTCTTGAAAGCATATTTCGCGGTTTTCGGTAAAAAGATGTCTGTTGAACAGCGGAAAGTATTTCCATGGATACTACACTCACTGGATGCATGTTTTATTAAAGAACAAGGACAAGATAGTTTTTACAGAACGACGGGTACGTTACTATCAGGCTGGAGACTGACAACATTTATGAACACGGTACTTAACTACATATATATAAGGTTATTAACTAAAGGCAGGGACTTAGTAGCAACTCATAATGGTGACGATGTTTTAGCGGCTGTTGATAGTTTACAACAGGTACAGGCTCTGGTAGCAGGTGCTGAGTTACATAATGTTAGATTTCAAATGTCTAAATGCTTCCTAGGTTCTATTGCAGAATTTTTACGAGTTGATCATTATGATGGCTGCGGTGGACAGTACTTGAGTAGAGCCATAGCTACCTTAGTACATGGTCCAACAGAAATGGCAGTACCCAACAAAGTGTTACCATTGCAACAAGCAATCGTAACACGTATAGCTGAAGCACAACAAAGGGGTATGCTGAATGATGTAGCCGCTGATATAAAAAAGGTGCAATATGAATATCTATGTCATAAATGGAATGTCAGTTTGGAAGATTTAGATATTATAGAACGGACTCATGTATCTATGGGCGGTCTGTCTTTAGACATCACAACTGAGAGTCTGCAACATGAAATCAAACAGAAAGAGTATTCTAGACATGATATATCTGACAAACAGAAACAGGATCTAGATACACCTATGCCAGGAGCATGGGACTATGCTACACAGGTTTGTAAGGTAGTTGTAGACGCAGTGTACAAACATAAGATATATAAAAAAGCGGTAGAAGCGATACATAGCTTGTCTATTAGCAGAACATTCGGGGTAGAAATAACGAAAGTTAAGCCCGATGTACTTAATAGATTAAAAGCAAGTCTGTATGGTTTATACCGTAGTGACATACCTCACACCAAGTTAATGATGGCTAAAGCTTTTGGTATCCCTATACATGCTATAGGAGAGACTAATTTCAAATTGCTGGATATACTTAAACATGAGGTAGACGTAATCAGAGCTCTAGAGATATTACTATAGGGTTCTGATTACAACGAAGACTG